TTTTGCCGTTGCCAGAAAGTCCAGTGATGAAAGTAGGATAGAAAAGACGGGACTCAATAATTTTCCGAATATCACCAAAGTTACCAAACTTGACGAAGGTATCATCTTTCTCAGGAATAAGGTTTTGCTCAACAGCAGGGATGGCGGCAGGAGCATTCACAGTTTGCTCCAGTTGCTCTCGTGCTTCTTGAATGGTCAGATTCCACTTACCACGACCAGTTTTGAAGTCGTTGAGTTTGCTGGTGACGGTCTGGTAGTTAGCACCATTCATGGCGCACCATGCACGAATATCACCAGAAGTGACAGACTCCCCATACACTGCTTGGAGAGAAGTGCGAATGTAGTCGGCGGAGATGGTCATGATGTCGTTTGTGTTTTTCAACTGAAGTTATTATACAAGAAAAAAGGGGGTCACAGGACCCCCAGTGGACAGTTTAGGAATTGGACAGGTGGTCTTCCAATTCTTCCACCAATCTCTTTTTACTATGCCTTCTGTCCAACTCAATACCATGCTCTCTACCGTAAGCTTCGAGTTCCCTCTTACTCATATCTCCAAAATGCGGATCTTCCGACACTTCTTCCTCAACAACAGGATCGGGAACTTCTACTACTTCAACAACTTCTACTACGGGTTCAGGAGCAGCTACAGGAGCTGGTGCTGGTGCTGCCTTCTTACCTCCTACTAAATCTCCAAATCTAGACATTTTTGATACCTATACTATAAAAATATTTATTAGGCAACAAGTTCTACAAACTCTCCAAGAATTTTTTTATTCATTTTTTTGGACTTCAGACTCTTAACAAAAGCAGATTTAATTTGAGTTTTAGTTGCATCTTCCTTCACTTCAAACTCAGCATCCTGAGAAAGGGCATTTGCAGAGAGACCAAAATATGCATTGTATCCAGACTTTTTGATGGTAAATGCCTTTTCCTTACGCCACGTGCTCATGGTCCTATCATGCTCAGCACCAAAGTATCCACAATAACGACGGATAAAACTACCAGCATCACGTGACTCAAGCACTCGGATACCAATGAAGTTAATATCTTTAAACTTGTCACGGAGGTTACGAAGCAGAATATCGGTAAACTCATACCACTCACAATCCAAAGAGTAGGTCATACCAGTCTTACGGTCGCGCAGATAGGAGTTGCCGTAGATATTAGAAGTACCCATAAAAGGCTCTGCTTCATACTTACGTTGAATCTCACGATGATACTTACACATTGCTGCCTCACCATCAGTCAACACGACACACTGAACTTTCTGCAATTTATTTTCTTTCTGGAACTTAGGAAGAATCTGATGCAGAGCAATCAATGTCTCATTCAATGGAGTTCCAGAAAGACTCAAACCATAAGGAATGTTATAACGAACGAAAGAATTCCAACGGAAAGCAGAAGCAAGACGGAAGATATTACGCATTTGCTCCTCCAGAGTTTTTCCATTAGTCTTGCTGGTCAGCATATTCATCAGAGAAAACCATTCTCCAACTTGCACTAGACCATCCTTTTTAGTATAAGCCAACTCACGAATATTTGCCTTACCTTCTTCACTGTAAGAAACCAAAGGATAGTCACTGGTGAAGGCATAAACCTCAAACGGAATAGCAACTTTCTTACAGAACCACACTAGATTGAAGAGTTGCTTGACCGTATCCAGCATCACGTCGCCCATAGACCCAGACCAGTCAAGGATAAACACCAGACCATGATTCTTACCATCGGCAAGAGTAGTGACCTTCTTGAAGAGGTCTTCGTTGTACTTGTAGGTGTGGAGTTTGGTGCAATCCAACACACCAGTACGGGAAGTAGTAGCACGGGCATAGGAGTCTGCTGCCTTGCGGCACTCAAACTCTTTGACCAGATAGTTAACTTCTTTCTGTGCAGAACGCTTAAACTCTACAAACTTCTTGTCAACTTCACCAAAGATTTCTTCATAAGAATGCTCAGTTTCTTCAAGATAAGCATTCCAATATTCTTTACACTTATCATGAATCTCAGAGTTAGGGACAATGATTTTTTTCAGGTCAAGTTGAGGCAATTCGAGATAGACATTCTCAATGCCATTATTGTCAACTAGTTGCTTGAGTGCTTCTTCAAGAGATTCCATCGTCTTGACTTCTGGTTCTTCATCAACACCACCACCCTGATAGCTAGGAGTGTCTAGGTCAGCATCATCTTTCTCAGGAGTTCCGCCAGAAGACTCTTCAGTATCCCCATCATTCTCACCCTCAGGTTGGTCAGAAAAATCAGAAGCAGGTTGAGTGCCGCCACTCTGCTGAGACTCCAAAGAATCCATTTGAGTTTTAGTTTCCTCATCCATCTTTGCCTTACAAAACTTATAAAGTTCCTCAGCAGCAACCAGCACATCGGCAAAGGTTTCAGTCTCTCCAATCATAGAGACTATTTCTTCCTCATCATTTTCAAAAGGAATGTTTACAAAGTTACCAAGTTTGTAATACAGATTAACTTTATCAGCAAGGTTGTAGGTCTCAAGGTCTTCACCCTCAATCTGGAAGAAATCTTGCTCAGCAAGCTCTTCATAACCTTTGTAGAAGGTCTTGGAGAGACCAGCATACCGACGCTTCATCAATTTCTCAATACGAACATCCTCAACCACATTCACAAACTGTGGAGGGATCTTGTGCTCCTTCAACCAATCCTCATCGGGAGTGTAGAGAGCATGACCCACTTCATGACCCACCAGAAGGTCATAGACGGTGCTGCTTGCCTTCTCCCACATAGGAAGAGTCAGCACGCGAGTATGGACATTAAAGCAGGCAGTCTCAACCTTCTTGTGCTCCACCACCAGGTCCTCAGTGGCAAGGAGTTTAGCAAGTTGGGACTTGATTTCGTGGCGGACAGTCATAGATTTGTTTCAGATGCCATCATTATACAAAAAAAGGAGGTCTTGCGACCTCCGAGTGGACAGTTTGAAAAGTGGTCCTCAGACCCCTCTAAGGCGTTGATATGCTTTATATGTGGCAGCACCCACACTTTGCTTTCCAGGAGCAGCAGTATTTGCACTACCCGACTTATTGGCATTCATAGCATCTCTTTTTCCTTCAAGGGTTTTTATGGTATTTCGTAAAGCATCACCCTCAACAATACTCTGTCTCCACTCTTCACTCATATTTGCCATAATAGCGAGTGCTGCTTCTTCAGTATCAGCATAACCTTCGCTCATCAGGTGACCCTTGACGATATCAAAGAGATCTGCTGAGTTATTCAGAGCACCAGTTGGTCTTTCAGTCTGACCAACTCCAGCACGACGCAGTGCTTCTTGCCCCAATCTTCTTTGATTTGCGTTAGCACGATTTTCTCTTCCCAATGGGCTGTTAGGATCAACAGGTTTTGGACCGACACCTTTAAACAAACCTTTTAGCGCATTAATCGGATTTTCATCAAGTTGCTCACCTTGTGCCTCATAATGTGCCATCATAGTCTTCTTCTTACTCTTACTATGACCGCCGTGAGACTCACTTACAAGGATTTCCATTTCACTGGTTGGGACTGCTCTCTCAACACCGTGCTCAAACATAACATCATAGTGGCTTACGAAACCATTCTCGTCTGGCTCAGCGTGCTCACCGAAGATGCAGGTGCCTTGACCAAACTGTTCGTGACAGACTTTCTTAGCACAGTTGTGCTCACCCTTTTCAGACTTAGGCACACAATCTTCTTCTTTCTCTTCTTTTTCTTCTTTTTTGCCGTATCCTTCTTGGATACCAGCATAAGCTTCTCCAAGCAGACGAAGTTCTTTCGAATCCATTTTTCTATAGTTTTTTAGTTATTTATTAATCAAGCGGTTTTAGTTGGTCTAAATGCTGGAGCACCATAAGTTGATTGATAGATTTCTCTACCAAGAGTTTCTGCTTCCAGTCTCTTACCCTTCTTAACCAAATCACGATACTTCTGAAGTCTAGGGTCAACTGGTTTTGTTGGTGCAGGTTTCTTTACAACAGGAGTAACTACCTTTTTCTTAGTTACTACTGGTTTAACTTCTGGTTTTTTCTCAGGTTCTTTAGGTGCTGGTGGTCTTGGTGGATTATAAGGTTGAGCAACTCTTGGTTTTGTACCAACGCCTTGCTCTGGAGTTGCGGGTTTAGAAACAGGAACATCTGGACCAGCCTTGCCAAATTTTGATGGTGTTTGGTTCATTGCCTTACCCCACTTTGCCTGAATAGCAGTCTCTCTTTCTGCTTTGGCACGCTCTGCAGTAGGTCCAGACTGAGGGGTGGATCCCTGAAGATTAGTTAATGCCTGAACAGTTGCAGCAACTGGACCACCAGCGTTTCTTTGAGGGGTTGGACTACTAACTTTTGGAGGAGTTCCGATTTGGAATCTTGTTGGTTTTGGAGAAGGCGTAGATGCTCCTTTAAAAATACTAGTTAGATTTACAGGTCCTGATGGTGGTTTAACAGGCATTTTATCAATACCAGTCATCAATCTAAACATTTTAGCAGCGTTCTGCATTCCTTTCAACCAGTTCTCATTGATGGTTGACATCATAAGAAGAGATTCTTCTTTTGTATTACCTTCTTCTATAAGTGTCTCTAATACAAAATCATATAGATCTTCTCTGATTTCCATCTTCCAAAATACTTTTTAGATATTTATTAAAAAAGAAGCGTCCCCTTGTTGGAGACGCTTCTTGAGTGCTTGGCGACGTGCCTTCGC